TGTCGCCGGATTTTAAAAGATAAACACCAAACTTGTCTGTGTTGTGCTGAGTGTTCAATTTCTTGGCCAGGTTCTCTGCGTGTCCTGGATTGGAGAATGACACTTTCTTGTACTTTGGTCCTGGGTAGTTGGCCACCAGACTTGAACTCTTCAGGTTGATCGGCTTGCCGTCATAGAACACCGCCCATATGCCTTCGGCCGCTAGTACCTCGTCCATTTTGAAGGTAGATTTATTGCTGTGTTGCAACAGCACTGTGGGTTTTGGTCTGCTCATAGTAGTTCTCTTTACAAGTAGTATTTACCAAAAATTGCTTCGGGTAGTTATATTGGTGAGGTTTTTATGATTATCGTTGTAACCTATCGACGTTATTTTTTCTCAGTAAATTTACCGCCATCCATTTCTATGTCGATTGTTTGCGCCTCATTGGCAGTCTTGAGTGCTTGGATGATTTCTTCTTGTATTGTAACCATTCTTGTCATCACCTGTGTGAGACTGTCGCATAACTGGTCTGCTTCTTTGGCAGGGATAACAATCTGTCTTTCGCCTTTTTGACGAAGAGTCCTGATCCTGCCTATGAGATCCTCTATGGGTCTAGTTTGAATCTTGGAATTCTTTGACTGCATTGTTTAACACCTGTTGCATTTCTATTTTTGTCTTCATTGGCCCTTTATATTTGTACCTCTGTAGCGTAATTAGTTTTGGGCAGTAGGCTTTGCGCCATCCCTTCTCAAAACAGATTATGTAGTAACCTGCACAGAATTGACTCTTGCTCTTTGGTGTCTTTGTATACACAGGTAGCTGTTTTTGTACATCAAACATTGGGTTGTATGCAAAGGCAGTCACCGGATACCCATGTACCTCAAAATTGTTGGTATCAGGACTTTTGATCTTGGACACGTTATTCTCCACTGCCATGATGTCTATACCGAACCGTAGCCTTAAACTTTCTGGACTATCGAAAACCTGTCGTGCGTCCTGCTTGCCGAGGAAAATCCATCCGTTGTTTTCCTTCTTTTGCAGAGTGCCAAGCTTCTGGCCATTTTCTTCAAGAATCCAGAATTTATCCTTCACCAATGTTTTTGCATTTACTGTCATCTGTTTATTATTTTAGCAAATAATTCTGTTGCCTGCAATCTTAATTTTTTGTTTTTTGCATGTTTCACGGCAATAATGGAATCCTTCTTTGTCAACGGCGTTACCATTTTTTCCAAATTTCCTTGTAACCATCCTGAACTATTTTTGTGTGCGGTGTAGGAGTAGGATGAGCCATCTAGCATGACTTTCAAAACCTTTTTCTTGTCAAGTCCATATGCATTAACAAATTCCAATCCCTCACGTAATCCTTGTTTAGTATGAAAGCCCACTAATAGGTTAACAATTTTGCATAACTGTCCAGAACCAACAGGACCCATGTGGGTGATTGATCTACAAAAAGTCATCAATATCTTGTTAATCTTTTTTAACACTGCTTTTTCACCTCCAACACTCATGGCAAGTTGCCCTTTATCGGCCAGTGGTTCGCCACCGCTTACAGGGCCGTCCAGGAAGTGCATTTTGTGTCGTCTACACAGTTCACCCATCTTTTTGGAGTGATCAAAACTGGCAGTCCCGTTGTCCATAATTATCGTGCCTTCTTTGGCGTGTGCCACAATGTCCTTTATGACCGACCATGATGCCGCCTCATCAAAAACACACATCAGGACAAGTTGTGAACCAACACATGCTTCTTTGATTGATGTGTCGTAGCCACACTGGTTTTTACGTGCAAATGCTTTGGCCTTCGAAACTGTTCTATTGTAGACAGTTAATGTAAATCCTGCCCTACTGATGTGCTTGGCAATTCTGCCACCCATGCTTCCTAGGCCTATGTAGCACACGTTCATTTTATTATAGTTTAGCGTTGAAAGGTTCCACGTATATTTGTGCCTGTTCACTGATCTTATTGAGGTCGTACTTTGCACAGAATCTCATGAATCTTATGCCCACCTGTCCAACATTTTTGCGTTCAGCTTTAGCTTGTTCTATAGACTGATCCAATTCCTGGATAATATCTTCAGGCTGTGCGTGGAGATCAACCAACAGCCTGTTTCTCTCATAGTCCTCTAAGACTCTGTGTTCGTTGCCATCGTGATCTACCCATTTGCTCAACATCAGGTTGTTCCATGTGTATCCTTTGTCATGCCTGTCTGCAAAGGCCTCCTGCAGGCCTATCTTGTTTTTAGTGCCTTTTGTACGCACACCTGGATATGCTGAAAATATGTTATCGCTGGGATCACCCCTCATGGCCTTTTCAAATATAATCCATTCGGTGTCGGGTGCAGGTTTCGGTGCTTTTAATTTTTTGTCTATGACGTGCTGTCCTTTCTTGTCAAACCATCCTTCGTTTGTCAGTGTAGTCTCAGTGACACCATTGTATTGTTTCACATTGTTAGCAACCAGTTGATTGAGATCTTTATCTGTGCTGATGATCACATGCTGGTGATCTGGATGTTTGTCTATCCATCTTGCGATCAAGTCGTCCGCTTCTGCCCTTCCGTTGCGTAACACGGTGACGTTTGTCTTTGTTTTTATGAAATCACAGAAATCATCATAAACCTCCCAGAAAACCTCGTTCTCTTCCTTCTCTTTTTCGGTCATGGCATCTGCCATCTCCTTACGGTTCCTTTTGTAGGGAGCGTAGTGATCCTTACGCCATGACCTGCCTTCAAGACAGAATACCACGTGGGTGCCTCCAAAATCTTGCCATGCCTTCTTTATACTATTCATCATGATGTGTATGGCCATGCCCACCTTCTCAGAAGTATCACCTCTGATAACGTGTCTGGCTCTGAAGAATGTGTTTGCTGTGTCTACTAATATGTGTGCCATATTTAATTATAGCACTAATTTTGTTTTTTGTCTATAAAAGGCTGTATATTATTCACAAATAATTCATAATGTTTTCTGTGGGGATGGGCATTATCATTGGCTCTTTCGTTAAAACTTTCTATTGGAGGAAACTTTGGTAATCTATATATGTTTGGTATCATATCATGTAACTTGCTACCCGTCCAACTGGACAACCAACATTGAATTTTATTCTTGTTGCATAAATCTATTATGTCGTCACAGGTCCTTGTCCAATTTAAATCTAGGTCATCAAGCACTATTTGATGTTTAATGAATTGTTCCAACTCTGATTGTAGCTGATTTGGAAGAATAAAATTGCTGTTCACAGATATTGGAATTACACACTTGGAGTTTAGAAATTCGAACTCAAACAATTTTCTTGCTGGAGGTGGTAGCAGACATATAATTTTTTTAACATTGTTGCTATTTTCAATTATATATTTTATGTTTCTAAGACATCCGTCAAGGCTTAATCCGCATGAACCAAAGTTGCACACCTTACCATTTAACATACTTGGCCATGTTTCATGCCTTTCAACACCGTTGCCGTACGTGTAACTATCTCCAACACAAAATATTTCTTCGTCTGTAAATGACGTATCATACCAGTTTACATATTCGGTACCTAAATTTGCACCTGATAGTATGTTAGCTCTCAGCCAGTACTTGCTGAACGTCAGTGTTAAATCACCATTAAAATAAATATCTTTGTAGTTTTCAATTTTTATATTTTCTACGTACTCATTATTCTGCATTTGGAAAGTGGCACAAGTTTGTAAATCCAATTCTCGATCATCGTATTTCAAACTACAGGAAACTTTCTGAGTTTTGTCTTCAGCTGTAAAACCTTCAAACGTTATTTCTTCAGTTTGGCCTATTTTGTTAATATTTAAATCAGCCTTATCAACCTGCACATCTTTGTATTTTACTATAATAGGGTGTGTACTAAATGATATGTGAAATACTAATTGGAAATTAAGAGACTTCAGTCTTGCCATCGTCTCTCCTGTTGATCTGCACGTAGCCAGATCCAGTGACGTCTATGCCTTGCTCGTTGCCGATTGTTCTGCAAAGTGTTTGGAACCATCTGTCCACGATCTCTTCTTCGGATTGCCCTTCATAGCCTGATTGTTTCAACATGTTTACGAAC